CTAGAGTGTGTCTGGAACCTACTCTTTGATTTGGAGAAGATCACTGGCGGGACAGCTGAGTCCTTTTTCCAGCGCGCGAAGCAGGTGCTGCACGCGAACATCGACAAAGATGTCACGTTCACCGATCCGCAGATGGCGGCGATGAAGTCGAAGTTCGAGGAGTACCAAAACAATATTACGACATTCATTCCGACTCGTGGCGTGGATGTGAAGTTCCTTGAGTCGTCGAGTGCGAAGTCTGCTGCCGAAGCCGACGTCATCCTGACGCAGATCGCGGGAACGACAAAGATCCCGAAGCGCATCTTGACCGGCTCTGAGATGGGCGAGCTGGCGAGCGCGCAAGACGCGGCGAACTTCGACAGCCGTGTGAAGGATCGCCGCTCTGGCTACGCGGAGCCCGTCATCATGCGCCCACTTGTTGATCGACTCATCGAGTATGGCTATCTTCCGACCCCAGCGCAGTACGAAGTGGGCTGGCCTGTCGAAGAGACGATGGACGAGAAGGGCAAGTCGGACTTCGCCATGACGCTCGCGAACGTCAACAAGACCTTTGACGGTGTCGTGTTCACTGAAGATGAAATTCGTGACATGGCGTTCGACAAAGAGCCGCTGCCGACTGTCGATACCAACGAGCTGCTCTCTGAGAGTCAGAAAGCGGAGATCGCCGTCAAGCTGTCGATGGTCAACAAGCAGATGGGCATCACAGTCTTTACTGACGACGAGATCCGCGACATTACGTATGGCTTCGCGCCGCTGAGTGATGATGAGAAGGTGCCGATTGGCGCGCCAGAGCGCATCTCAGTCACAGCACCGCCGCCGATTGGAGAGGATGGGAAGCCGATCCCGCAGGACACCCTCGGGCAGCCTATCGCGCCAGCGAAGCCTGTCACAGTTCCAGGTAAACCTGTTAAACCGCCGGTACTCAAAGCCGCTGAAGACCGCGGCATACTTGCCATCCTCGAAGCGGCCATCGTGGCCAAGGATCGCGCCACGATCGATCGGATCCTGTTCGGCGCAATGGTCCTGACACCTGATGCGGCGATTACGATGCTTTCCCAGGGGCAGGGCACCGAGGCACTCGTCCTGGCGAAGCAGTTCGTGATTGTGCTCGGCGACCGCCTCCCGACGTACGACATTGAGCAACTGTACATCGACTTCGAAGACTATCGCCAGCGGCATGGTACTGGTTTCGATGGGCGGCGAGATGCTTAGCCTACCCCTCGAACCAGCATTTGCTGCGCGCCTCTTGTTGCTGGCCTACGTGAATACACGTATGCTCGGCGACGTGGCTGGCCACGAATTCCATGGCAACCAGTGGTCAGACCTCGGTGCACTCACAAAGGTCGGCGGACAGAAGGGTTCGAATGAGGGCGGCACGTATGTCGATAAGTCTGGGCAGAAGTACTATGTCAAGAACTACAAGGACCCCTCCCAGGCTGTCGGCGAGCACGTCGCTAATGCTGTCTATCGGGCCGTTGGTGCCAAGGTGCCGGAAACCACCCTCGGGCCGAACGGGCAGCTTGCCTCCAAGTGGATGGGCGAAGCCGGACATACCCTGGGTGAGCACGGGGTCGACAAGGCGACTGCTAATAAAGTTCTTGACCATTTCGCCGCTGACGTCCTGACTGCGAACTGGGACGCCGTAGGCACTGGCCATGACAATATCCTGGTCTCGAAGTCCGGTGAGGTTACCAGGGTCGACCAGGGTGGGACGCTCCTGCACCGTGCCCAGGGCGCGCTGAAGCCGGAGAGCGCATTGCATGGCATCAGTGAGTGGGATCGCCTGTCGGACAGGCACACGAATCCCTATTACGCCAAGGTGTTCCACGCGGCCGGCGTCAAGAACGCTGATGCCCTGGGATCGCGAGCCGTCGCCCAAGTCGCGGCGATCGACAAGGTGAGACCGAAAGAAGGCTGGCGGTCATTCGTCGAGAAGCACGCACCGAATGCCCCGAAAGGTTATGCCGAGAAAGCCGGGAAGGTTCTCGAGTCGCGGCATGCGTTGCTTCGTGCGAAAGTCGCCTCGCTGAAGGCACTCGAGTGGGATGAGTCGCTCCATCCGCGCGATGAGCATGGTAAGTTCGGCCAGGGTGACGGCGTCAAGAAGGAGAAGGCGAAGCCCGCTACGAAGGAGCAGATTGCTAAGGCCGTCGAGCTGAAGAAGCTTGGCCACAGCTACGCGCATATCGAGAAGCACACTGGTCTGAACCCGAAGCAGGCCGCGACGATCGTGCACAAGCACAACAAGGCCGAGGCCGCACTGAAGGAGAAGGCGGCACTCGCTGGACCGCAGAAGGCGACAGCCGCGGACGTGGCGAAGGCATCTGGGCTTCCTACGCCGCCACCACCTGGGCCATCGCCTTTTGCGAAGTCAGACCCCTATTGGGCTAAAGACTACTCTAAAGGTAATGAGTATGACAAATCCACTGGGACTTGGGTGCCAAAGGGTACGGCGAAATCGCCATATGGGGAAGCAGACAAACCAGTCACTGCCGTAAAGCTCCCAGCGCAGATCGTCTCGAACACCCACGGCGACGACGAGTCGGCCGGCCACGTCCTGCACTCCGGCATCGCGAACCAGTCGTACACCTGGCAAGAGAAGACCACAGCGAACTCGCCCGGCGCGAACAAAGAGAACCTCGGGAAATTCGCCTACTTCGACGACCATGGCAAACAGGTCTCGGCGCCATTTGCGAAGACTGATTACCAGAAGGCGCAAGCAACGATTCATCAAGGCAAGGGCGCAGACTACGTCAAGCCCGCCGTGACAACACCAACCTACCAGGGTCCGCAGTACCACGTGACCCACGAGCCCGGCGGCGCCGTCGAGGTTGGGACTGGCAAGTGGCCGATTGCGAACGACGTCGATCGTAAGCTCGGCACCGCCACGCCGGCTGCGCTTACTGCTTCTGGAAATACGTGGGCGAACAGTCTTACGAGCAAGGAGCGGAGCGCGATCGAGGACTACACTAAGTCATCATACCAGTACATTAACTCCGAACTATACCACGGCGGCGCGATCCAGGCGAATACGTCGGCCGCGCACATCGCATCCGCCCTGGCGAAGGCACCCTCCCCGCCACCACCGGCACTCGTGTGGCGCGGTCTGTCGAATGATGGCGCAAAGCAACTTGTTGGCAAGCTGAAAGCTGGCGACAAGATCACGATTCCTGGGTTCCAATCGACGAGCATCAAGCCTGAGTTCGCGAACAGCTGGGGCGGCGGCCACGTGGTATTCGAGATCAAGCCGACGAAAGGCGCGTACATCCGACCACTCTCGAGTTTTAAGCATGAGCAGGAATACTTGCTGCCGCACAATGCCTCATACCGGGTCCACGCCATCACGACAGTGAAGCTCGCCGGCACATCGAAGAGCGTCGTGCAGTTGGAGCAGCTGTGAATCGCGAAGACCGCTTCATTCAGCCAGCCTGGACGATCAAGATCGAGAAGGCCGACCCAGTCGAGGAGGGCCGTCGCCGCATCGATGCCGGCGAGGATGCGGACGTCGTCTGGTCGGATATCGCTGCTAGGCAAATAGCTGATGAAGAGGCGAGTCCCCGCGAACTGTCCTCGAGCCGCGAGACGGCGATCCATGTCGCAGCCGACCGGCATGTCGATGCCATCCAACAGGTTGTCAGCGCGGCGTTCGCTAAGGGTCGTGCCGCTGGGAAGGCCAGTGCGCCTGAGGCCATCCGCGCCGCATTGACAAAGAACCTGCCTCCCATATTGCTCGCGGCGCTTGATGATGCTGGGAACACGGCGCTTGAGATGCTGCCGGCGAGGCGCACGGCGGAAGACTTGCGCACAGCGAAAGACAAAGCCGACAAAGTCCCACCTGTCAAGCTGAAGATGTCCTTCGACGCCAGCAACCCTGACGCCGCCAAGTGGGCGCGCGAACATGGCGCTGAGCTGGCAAAGGATATCAGCGACACGACGCGCGACCGCATCAGAGACGCAGTCGCGAGAGAGCACGAGACGGGCGAGAGCGCGGAAGATGCGCTCGACTCGATCTTCGACGATGCACGTGCCGAGATGATTGCACGTACTGAGTCAATGGACGCAGCGAATGAGGGACTGGCGCAGGGCTGGAGTCAGGCCGTCGAGGAAGGTCTGCTCACTGGCGACGAGCAGAAGACGTGGATCGCCGCCGAAGACCCATGCCCCGAGTGCGAAGAGGTCGATGGTGAGACCGTACCGATGGATGAAGACTTCTCGGTGGGCGATGATCCGCCGCTGCATCCGAACTGTCGCTGCACGATGGGGCTCGTCTCATGATGGCGGCACTGATCGTCTTCGCAGTTGCACTGGCGACGTTCGTCTGTTCGTATGTCGTCGGGTTAGTACTGGTCAAGTTGTTCGGATGGTAACGTAGTTCCCATGAAGGAGAACTCCACCATGGAGTCGAGGGCTTTTGGGCTCATGCGTGCATGACCTCGATTACGGATCGGAACAAGTACGATGGGCCGGACCGTCGCCTACCAGATGCTGGTACCCTCGAAGGCTTGCCGTGGCTCGTCAAGGCCGTCGGCTTCGTAGGGTTTCCGGCAGCGGTGGCCGCCTACTTGATCTGGATTGGATCTGCATCGCTGCCGGCGATTCAGGCGAGCGTGCAAGTGCTGACTGCCGACA